CGTATTTTGCAAAAACAGGCAGCCAGGACCCGCCGAAGCTTTTGTATGGCTACCTGTACCCTATCACACACGGGAAAGTGAAGTTAATTCAGCTAAGCTTAGAATCGCAGTAACAACACAGTGGTTGCAGAAGGCCTACCGGTACGTCATTGGTACGAACCCACGGTTCTTCCATCCTAACGCACCGAAGTTCACCCTTATCTCCAGGGCGGGTGCATGCCGGCTCTACCACCTCAGGTGCAACTACACCCCGTGTTATCCAAGGGCCCCACCCAAGGCACGAGTTTACATCCACCTCTGTCGGCTTAAGCGCCCTCAAAGCATACCCCGGAAGCTTCTACCCCAAAAAATGTCTGATGACTCTTTGCTGCAGGCCCCTCTCCACCCGACACCACCAAAAGGCTTCACACAACCAAGGACTACGACCGCTGCAACGGCCCCGTGGCAAAGGTGCTCCACTCCCTCGTCCACGACATCCACAATACGACTTCACCCTTGGAGGCACTCCTGGCAGTGGACACCGAAGTGCGCGAAACTGCAAATCTAGACCGGTTTTGGTTTTTAATGTTGGGAGTCCACAGGTACCTCTTACGCGGACTGGATTACCCCGGATCCTACCATTCGGGACTGCCAATCCCTCACTAGCTTCACCGAGTTACCAGCGTTGACTCCGACGACCCTGCTTCCTTCTCCCTCCCAACAACCGCTCTAGGGGAGTTGTACCGCATCAGCCCACGAATGAGAGTTTCTTCGTCTGCCCGACCAACCAAATGTCGCCCAAAGGCTCCTTTGGAAACAGCTTCAGATCCTCCCTGCTGATTTGGCCCATTCTGGATTCGACCCCCAATTGCTCAGCTTCATCTATCCCGAAGGCCTCGAAGAAGTTGGCCCGCGCCGCTTGCGTTACTTCTGATGCCCTGGACTTGGTGTAATCCGCACCTTTGCCCAACCAAGCTCTCAGTCTGACCAAAGCCTCCTCAGTAACGTCCAACCGCGAGGGCCGAACACCTTCCAAGGCCTCGATCAACTTCACGCAATACTCCTGCACAATCGGAACGCCGCTAGAGCACGCCAGTTCGCACATGGCGATGGACTTCAGGACTCGCAACCCGCCCGGTGTCCCATAGTGCTTATGGGAGGCTGCCAAGTTTAGGACAACCTTACGCGGATCCCGAACCATCGTCCAGCCGGAACTCAATTCCAGCACATGGCACTGGCAGAACTTGATTTCGGCCAGCTTCCTAGCAACACCCTCGGCTTTGAGCTCGTGCCCCATACCAAGGCACGCTTCAACAACTCCTTCCCGAACCCTTTCGACATGCTCCTGCTCTAGGAACAGAAGACAGTCATCACCATCTACCAAAAGATCCCACCGGCCTAACCGCATCCTCTTGCAAGCCGCCCTTAACATTGCAAGCGCTATTAGGCTGTTCCCAAGCGCGGTGTCCATGTCCCCCGTCATGCGACGCCCGCGACATTTGAACCGGATCCCTGTTGAGGTGACTCCGCGGTTTTCGAGACGAAACTCTAATAACCGCTGGAATTCAGGGTCGTTCAGAAGCTTCAAATAGAAGCCGTGGGAAGCACGAAGCTGACCTACTGACACATGCATGTCGAATCGGGAAAAATCCAACATGAGTACTGCAGGCCTAGCAAACTGTCCCCATTTGCGCCGGATCAGCGCAGCCCGATCTCTAGCCGTCAGCCCTTTGGCCAAAAGTCTTGACGGCTCAACGTGCTGGTCACGGGTACCGACGATCCTATAAACCCTTTCCTCAAGCGGTTTAATGAACCGTCCCAGGCCTAAGTTGTACTCGGGAGTCCTTGCCTCAATCAGTCGGGGACACATCCATGCCCCTTCCTCATAAGGAAACTTCTCCCCCTTGACAAAGGCAGAAATACGAGCATGCCTACGACTCAAGACCCCACAAACCCCGAGTTCGTGGAGCGCACGCTCATACCGCCCCCTTAGCCTGCCTGCATACCCAGACACTACGCGCTCGAAAGAGAAAGCCTCAACGGGACCACCATTCCTCCAACACTTCCGGGCGAGCACCTTCATCTCCTGCCGGAAGTAACGGTCCCATCTGCCATGAGGTATTGGCACAGCCCTCAACAGTCGAGAACACAGAGCAGAGTGCTCATTGCACGTGCACGTGTCGGGAACCCCCAGTTCAACACCCCACTCCACCGGAGGGGTGTGTACGCGGTAGTACCTCCTCCTTTGCAGGCAGGTCGCTGGTGGCATATGTGTGATCCTACACCCCGGGGCTAATTCCCAATCGTTCCATAGCCCCAGACACACAGGATATGCTACCTTTGACCCGCCTGAAAACCCGAGAGCGAGACAGAGGAACGGCCGAGTCGCCTTCGAACGGTCTCTAGCACCCTTCCAGCAGACCATTCTCCCGACAACAGTTGTCCCAGAGTCACCTCAGGGCGTGGAACCGCACCAACAGCCAAATGCTCTGTGGCGCGCACCGCCTCCCTCACCGAGTCCGAGTTAAGCATACGCAAAGCAGCTTCCTCGCTCAGACTCAGCTTGAAAGCCTCGACGACCGAAGGTGCCAGAGCGCTCGCGAGAACACTCTCAGGCAGGTTGTTGTCCTTGCCCCAAACGATGGCCCTTCCGACCAACGAGCGAAGCAATTCGTACGACCTCCTCCGGAACACCGAGTATAGGCGGAGATGGTCCACCAATGCCTCCACGACACAGGCGGATCCCAAGTCCCTACCTCCCCTCAGTAACTCCTCGGCGGTGCCGATCACGCGAAGCCTAAAAGCGCGATCAAATTGTTGTTCATCGGCACCGCCACCACCACCACCAGCCAATCCACCCCCACCAGCTTCCGCAGCCGGAGCTTCCGGGATTTCATCGCCCACAGCGGGCTCAAACCCTTCTTCTCCTTCGCCACCTGCATCCACTGGCGGAGCTGGGGCCTGTTGGACTCCCTCGTCCATGCCATCGGCCCCATTTCCTTGGAGGTCGCCAGTTGGCCTAGGCAACCTACCACCGGCTGGGATGTCTTCGGGGTTAATCTCCCCGACAACGTCGCCATCGCGACCGACCACCCCAAACTGCCTCCCGTGTCCTCGGCGACCCGATCGGATCTTATCCCTAGCGACCTTGGCCATGACAGCCAAAGCGGTGAGGCCCAAACCCGCAGGGAGCCACCTACCCGCCGTAGCCATCACGAACCGCAGTACAGGGACGACCTTCCTGGCCGTACCGCGGACACGTCTCCTCCTTAAGGGCCGGCCTTGCGCCGCCCTTCCAATTCCCCCCAAACCCCGACAGGTACCTACCACATTACCTGCCAGGTCGGCCAACCACCTACGCTCAGGTGAGAAGACCCCTGTGTTGTCCGCCAGCATCCTCAATAACCAGTACCGACGGTAGTCATATTCGTCAAAGACGAATGAGCGCATACCTTCACTGCTCTCAACAGCTCTGGTGAAGGCATTTGACGACCGCCAGTCCGGCGAGGGACCATCACCCCGGGGAACCCCGACGATTGGTCGCACCACATTTGGAACTGGCAAACACCAAGCAATGCGGTCCTCCGCATCCCTGGCCTCGTGGAACCGCCTCCTATACCCGCGATACCTTGTGAGTATAGAGGTCTCATCTACCGCCAAGTGGATGACCAATCCACCAGACGGGGTACTCACTGGAACACACCGGCCCCAG